TGTGTATTACTACCTGCAGGTAATGACTGTGTTTGTTGCTTACTAGAATCTGCAAATATAGATTCATTTACATTTTCTGTAGGTTTACCTAAAACATCTTCTGGTGTGTACTGTGGCAAATTACCTAATGTAGGCGCTCCACTAGTTTGTTGTACTTCTCTTTGTATAGCACCTATTTGTGCTTCTTGTTGAGTTCTACCACCATACTCATCATCAGGTATAGCTTTTAAGTCTGCATAAGCGCCATCTAGTTTTGTATCAGTTGCTTGTTTTAGCTTTGATGGTTTTCTTCCTCGCATTAGAAATCTCCTGGTTCTTCTACATCTAATCCTATGTTAAGTCTAATCCATACACCAGGTATCGGAGTCGGTACGACAACTTGTCCTACAGGAAAATCTCCAGGCATATCTCCATCTGCAACTAGCATTGTTTCTATAGTAGGGTCAAGCTCTTCTGTAGATAACTCATCCCAATCTTCATTGTTTACTATATTATAAAATTCTTGATTTATTTTAGACAACTGGACCTCCTTGTGCAGGTACACCACCTGCTAATCCTGCAAGAACAGATGCTATATCTGGTTCACCTTGCGGAACTTGTGGTTGTCCTAATAACTGTGGCTCTTCACCAATTAAAGATTCTTCTTCTGGTGAAGGTTCTTCACCTTCTGGTGTATAAAATTTATCAAGAACTTCTGTCATATTCTGTGGATTCTTTCTTATCTCTATAGCTGCCATAGTAGCTTTAGGATTACCTTGTGCTGCTTGTGCCATAAGACTTTCAAATAATACTGTTTCTGCTTTTTCTGCATTAATACGACTTTGTATCTTAGATATATTATCTAGTCCATCCATATTTTCTTGTAATGTCTGTGTATCAATGATGCCCTGTTGTTTTAATTGCAAACCTGTAATTATTTTTTGTGGCTCATCAAATCCTGCCATTACTCCATACACTCTTCGTGTATCATACATTTCAGAAATATCAGAAGATGGTGTATAAGTTTCTTTAAATGCTGTTCCATTGTGCATACCTGCAATAGGTTTACGAACATCAGCAAACAATGACTCATCATATTCTAATCTTTTAGCATCTAGTTCTTCAAGAGCTTCTTTTAGTACGCTTTGATACTCTCTTACATGTAACGAAGCTGATTGACCTAGTTCTTCTAATCCTCTACCTGTAACGAATGCGTTAGGTGATTGTCCATCATCAGATACTGGATAAGCTGCACCAAGTCTAAGGTGTCTTTCTAATCTATCTACTTGTTGAAATAATTGATATGGTAAGTTGTTAACTGGTTTTGATACAGTTGAACCAGGAGCAAAGTAGTTTACAGCTCCTCTACCTTTTCTGTATTTTCCAGACTCTATCTCTCCTGTAATGTTTGTTTCTGTAAACACTGCATCTTCCATAGCAATAGTTCCAAGTATGTTAATCTTTGCCATGTTCGCCATAAGTCCTGTAATGTGTTGGAACTGACTTTGCATTTGGTCAAACGAATATCGTTTAGCTACAACAAAACAAGGTCCTGATTTCAACATATTAGGAATAAAATCTATAATCTTATTATTTTCTGGTAGGAACACATAAGTTCCCTCTTTATCTCTAAACTCAACAACAACTTTTCCTTGACCAGTTGAGTTAGCCCAACTGCCTTGTCGTTCAGTTGTTTCTATAAGTATTGAGTAGGCACTTTCTTGTGCTGTTTCATTCTGTGCATAAATATATTCTTTAGCTTCAGGATATTGTTCTGCAAGTATGCCATGCGGTACTCTGCGTATAATTGCTAACTCACTAGGGTTTTGGTCATTACCAAAGTTTCCTGGATAACAATTAAAAGAATCTTCTAGTTCTGCATAAGGATATGGATTTCCATCTCTATCTCTTCTATGTTTTATAGTCCAAACAACAAAACCATAACCAGGTAACCATCTAGCTGCTTGTGGCAACTGTCTGTCTAGTTTATTAAATTTGTCATAAGAAGTAACAATGCGTTCTAGTTTCTCAGATTTTTTCTTTGCTCTCTCTGAGTCTTTATCATTAATTAAATCTACTTTTAAGTCAGGCGCTCTACCTAATTTCTGTGCAAATCTTTCTAGTGCTGTTAAAAATAAGTTAGGTGCAGGTAGTTGATTATATTCAACTTTCATTTTGTCACCAAGTAATGCTTTTACTGCTGCTTCTCCACCATTCATAATGTCACGAATCCTAGACCTGTCTAACATTCCCTCTTGGTTTATAGCTCGTAAGTAATCTACTTTTTGTGCTAATTGTTCGCTATTTAAAGGCATTTATCTCCAATTATCTATATCTATACTACTAGGTTCGTACCCAGAAAAGCTAGGATTATAATCATATCCTAACTCAGCAAATCGTTCTTTTTGCATACGCCTAATGGATTTCATAGGAAACCAACTAGCCATAACAATATCAGTTTTAGTACCTACAGTTTTACTTTTATTTCTAGCTGAACTGAAATATACTAACTGACTTGTATATAAGTTTACCTTTTCTTGCGCTTCAAATCCAAGATATGGCAAAGAAATTTTTTGTTCTTGAAACATTGGACGCATAGCAGTAACACCATAGATAGGGTCAAATTTATTCTTATGTGTTTCATGTCCCTCTAAAAATATTGCATGTCCAGAAGCAAACTCTCTTATACTTTTGTCTTGTCGTATTGCCTTCTGAAAACCATTCTCTTCAATCACCCAGTGTGATAAATTGTATTTCATCCACCACTCTTTGATAATTTCTAATGCTTGTGGAATACCTCCACCTAAACTGTTATTCATATCAACCATGTGTAATGTATTTTCTGCAGAGTCATAAGCCCACAAAAATGCAGCTTGATAACCTGTAGAGGCAGGGTCTAACCCTGCTATTAGTCTTGTACCTGGAGGTACTTGACCAATATCTCTTTTTTGATTACGACAGGCTTCTATCTCTTCACGACTAAATAAACTTAGACCATCAGGCATAGCAACATTGAGATAAACCATTTCAAATATAGCTCTACCACCTGTAGTTTCTGCTGCTCGTTTTCTATCCATTAACCATTTGTAAGTTCTTTTACCTGCCCACAACATACAGTCAACATGTTCTTCCTCATTCCAATCAGGTAATGTACATCCACTGTCGTGTGCTTCTTCTACTAAAGTTTTCCAAGATTCGTTATCCACAAGATGAGAATACAAATCGTCATAGTGCTGTCGTGAACCAATTACAATCATTGCAGTATGTTCCTCTTTACGACTAGAAAGTGTTGTTGTCCACCAGTTTCTTGTGTTCTCTCTAGAAGCAGGTTGCATTGTAGAACTGTGGTCCTCAATGTCATCAGCAATAATTATGTCACAGTCACGAGATAGAATCTTACCACCACGACCTATACCCACCATTGTCGGTGACTTAATACCTGTAACAGTTCTCGTACCTACAGTAAACTCTGTAGACGACCAAGCCTTACCACTTCTGTTCTGTGGTTTAAATTTTGGTCCAGGTCCACATATCTCTTCTATTAATAATTCATTATTTTCTAGTTGGTCCATTACAGAAGATACTGAGTTTTTTGCTATGTCCTCATTACCACCAACCCACAATATTCTTACATTGGGATTTTGTGTAATTAGCCATACTGTAAAGTGTATAAGTAAATCAGTCTTGCCATGTCGAGGTGGGGATAATATCATGTGCTGTTGACCTTTTTCTATAGACTCCAATATAGACTCAATCCATCTTGTATGGAACTTAGGTGTGTCATAAGGTTTACCTTGTTCTGTCTGAAAGTATCTAGCTCTAAATTCTTTAAAATGTTCTATGGTTTGTTCAGACTCAACAGGTGTCCAGTTTTCTTGTTGCATCTCTGTATCTAAATCTTCTAAGTATGCGTTGTACGCCATAGACACAGAAGCTACAGAAGTTTCTAATACTTTTGCTACATCTGATAAAGTCATTTTTTTTATAAGTATCTCGTTACCTAAACCAGATTCTTTTAGGTCATCATAAACTTTACCTCTACGACTTTGTACATTTTTTCTTTGGCTAGGTATAACTAAAGTATCTTCTTCTTGTGACCACACCTCACCTTTTTTCTTAGCTCTTTTCTTTTGTGTGTTTATTCTGTTACGACATTTTTCACTACAAAACTTTCTAGCTTTTGGTGGTAAGACTTTGTGACAACCTGCAGCGTAACATAATTTTTTATCTGCCATAATTACCACATTCTTTATTCTTACACTTCATATCGTCCTTTGGTAGCAACACCTCTCCA